TTCAGGAACACGTCGTTCATGAACAGCTGATTCCCCTGCGCCACAAATAACGGCGTGCTGTTGCCGCTCTCCGGATTTATCATCGCGATACGGTCAGCCAGCAGCAGTATGTTGCTCAGTGGCTGGCCATCAGTATCCTCAATCCCTGCACCAATCCCGGCCACATAGGGAATGCCGTCTTTCGTTTTTTGAACCTTCAGCATGTACAGCGCAGCCAGGTCATCATTTGTGTCCTTCTGCACGCGCTGTATCTGCTGAATGGTGGCGCTCTGGTCTTCCAGCGTTTTACTGACCGTCTGTGTGATTTCATTGCGGGTTTCTGTGATGGTGGTCTGCATTTCCGCCATCTCGTCCTTCAGCTGACTGTTGTCAATCTCTGCCCACAGCGCCTCTGCCTGATGCGTTTTTCCTATCTTTTCCCGGAAAAGTTTCCAGATAGCCCGCAGCATCATTGCTCGCCCGTCCACTGGCTTCCACAAAAGCAGATTTACCCACCAGGTTGACGCTGCGCACATAAAACCAGAAATCCTTTCCGGGCTTAATGTGCGGACCGGAGACACTCCACTGACTGCCGGTCCCCAGATAACGGGCAGAGGTTTCCACCTGTGCGGCGTCTGCAATTTTTGCCTCCGAAAACCAGAACTCAAACTGCACCGTCGGGTCATAAATGGTCAGTTTCGGGACTGCCGTTATCTGAAAATACCCCGGCGTCAGTTCAACACCGGCAGGCGCTGCCGGTGCGTTAATCCGGAACGTGGTGGTGGCGGGTTCGCCCTGCTGGCCATAGCTGTTAATCGCCCTGACCGTCAGGGTGTATTCCCCGAGAGGCAGGCCACTGAAACGGTGCTCTGTATCCGCAGTGATGGCGGTGGTCACCAGACGGCTGCTCTCACCGCTTCCGCTGGTCAGGCGCAGACTGAAGTGCACCCCCTTCACCACCCGCGGCGTGTCCCATTTCGCCAGCGCCAGATACTGGCTGTCAGCTGCGCTCACCTCCACCGTCAGGTGCTGCACTGCCGGCGGGATGACGCTGTTCAGGGTGCCTGACTGCGGCTCAAAGCGGGCCCCGTTATCCACGATGGCTTCTTTTTCCGGTACGTGCTGCACCGCCGTGATGGCAAAGGTGCCGTCTGTGTTTTCCCGGATGGAGACACAGCGGAACAGGCGACGGCGCAGTGACGGCAGGGAGAGTCCCCATACACCGTATGTCTCCACGCCATCCGGCAGGGTGCTGACCTGTATCCGGTCCGGCGCGGGGTGTGCAGTGATGGCCACGCTCACCGGCTTACCGCTGCCGTTAATCAGGTTCACCGTCGGTGTACCTGTCTCCGGCAGGGTCACCTCACGGTCCAGTGTCAGGGTGCGGCTGGCGGCATCGATGGACAGGACACGTCCGCCGGTCATGGTCCCGGCATAGTCGTTATCACAGATTTCAATAATGTCACCGGGTGTGTGACGCAGCCCCTGTGACCCGAGCGCGAAATCCACCGTCTGCGTTTCCAGCAGTCCGGTCTTTATCACCCACAGCCCGGCACGGTGGGCCTGACCGCGACTGGTGCAGCCGAACGCATCCATCTTCAGCAGGTTGCGCCCGTAGCGCAGTATGGCTTCCGGGTCTTCCACCAGTTCCGTGGAGGTCTGCCAGCCGTTCTGCGGGTCGGTGTAATCCACCTCCACCGCCGTGTGGCGGTCCTTCAGGGCGCTGAAGCTGTAGCGAAACCCCACGCCGTTATCATCCACCACCACATCGCAGTTGGTGTACGGCCACACCACATCCGACGGGCGGTCCTGAACGAACGTCAGCGTCTGGCCGTTCCATACCGGCATACAGCGCATCGCCGAGCAGAAATCACTGAGAACGTCCCACGCCTTACGCTGTTGTGACAGGTACGCATTAAAGGTCACCCGCGGCTCTGTGCCCCCGAAGCCATCCGGGACACGCTGGTCACAGTACTGTCCGATGGCATACAGCGCCCACTTGTCCACATCCGCGGCCCCCAGGCGTTTTCCCATGCCGTAGCGCGGGTGAGTCAGCATGTCCCACAGGCACCAGGCCGGGTTGTTGCTGTATGCCGGTTTCAGGCTGCCGTCCCAGATGCCGCTGTACGTGTGTTTTTCCGGGTCATAGTTTGACGGTACCTGAATGATGCGACCGCGGATATGGTAGTTCACCATCATCTGCTGACCGCCAAACTGCTCCGCATCCACCTGCAGCCCCACAATGGCCGTGTTCGGGTAGCACTGTTTCACATCGATGATTTCGGTGTATGACGACCACAGCGTCTTATTCTGCAGCTGGTCCGTGGTGCTGTCCGCCGTCTCCCTGACCATCCGGATGTTAAAGGGACGGGGAGGCAGATTCTCCAGAATCACCGACGCCAGGTACTGCGAGGTGGTCTTGCCGTTAATGGTGACATCCTTTTCCGTCATCCATTTACCGTTACGCTGCAACTGAATCAGCAGTCGGACAGAAGAGGGATTACGGTCGCCCTTTGAGGTGGTCTCCAACAGTGACTGCACCCCGAAGGTGACCCGCAGGCGGTCAATGTTCGCGGACGTAATGGTGCGCGTCACCGGCTTTGCCTTCGTCACTTCCACGCCCAGTGCGGTTTCAGCTCCGGAGGACTCAAAGCCTTCCGGTGGTGTCTGCTCCTGCTCCCCGGCGCGCCAGACCGCAGTCACACCGTGTATCACGGGATTACCGTCCGTGTCCGTCAGCGGGGTTTTGTTCACCAGGATACTCTGCAGTCCCTTCACCGGGCCTTCTATCGGTCCCTCACCAATCGCATCAATCACGCTCATCATCTGCGTGGACTTAAGATTGTCCTTTGCCTCTACCGGCGTGTGCCCCTTGCCGCCCCCTTTACCCACTCTGTCCCCCTCTCCTGTCTGATGTCTGAATCTGTTTATGCCAGAAAAACAACAGGCACCCCGGAGGGTGCCTGTGTCATGACGGAATAAAATTTCTGAAACTCTTCACATTTCCGGCAATTGCCTGTAGCCGCAATAATGACGCTGCATTTACTTTTTTGATGCCTAGAAAAATAACTCCATAACGTTAATCTTCATCGTTCTCTCCCGCAGCTCCGCTAACTCTGCGGGATTTTTTTATTTCATCCCCGCCCGATAACCACCACTTTCCCGTCTCCGCCCTCATCACGGGTGCTGATGTCCTGGGATATCCGTCGTGAACCAACCAGCATTTCACCATAAGGCACCGGCATCGGGTTCCCCTGGGCAATCATGTTATCCAGTGACGAAAAATACGTGTTCTGTTTACCGTTATCCGTTGCGCGGTAATCCGGTGTTTTTGCCTTCGGTGCCAGCATCTGGGCCACACCGCCCAGTATCATGCTGGCACCCAGTGAGAACAGCATCGTGGTGGCAGTCAGCCCTCCGGCACTCAGGGCTGCGCCCCACAACGCCATCGTTGCGCCGGCGGTGAAGAAAGAGCCCACGATGGCTGCTGCCCCCAGCACAATCTGCAGTCCGCCCTTTCCGGCTCCGGCCAGTCGCGGCACAATATGGATGACCGCCCCCTCACCCAGAGGTTCGTGAAGACGGGCGTACACCGCCTCCGGTGCCGTGTCCTCACCGCGAATACGTATCTGGTACCAGCCTTCGTTCATCTGACGGCGGAATCCCGGCATCTGCAGCGACAGGGCACGGATGGCTTCCGCTGCCGTGTTCACGTACAGGCTGAGGCGGCGGCCAAATCGTTGCAAATCCCCGTGAAGGCAGATGCGTGCCAGTGGCGGTGACGCCAGACAGAATGCGTTCGTCGTTGCCATTTTTCAGAATACCTCTCCCGTTTACTCAGTTGTTCAGGCAGATGGTGAAGCAGTTCACCGTTGCCGCAGTATATGGCGGCATGATTGGCCACCGATGCGCCAAAGCAGCACAGCAGGATATCGCCCGCCTGTGCAGAGGACAGGGGCACCCGGTAAAAACCAGTCGCCGCCATATTGTCCAGGTAAAGGTTCTGACCGTTGCGCCACCAGTCATCCTCACGCACAAAATCCGGCAGCGTTATCCCCGCCAGATGGTATGCATCCCGGAACAGGGTGTAACAGTCCGTCACCCCGTGCTCAAAACGACGCCCGGTCAGGTGCGGCACACAGCGGAATTTGTGAATTTCCCCCCGGCAGACCAGCCACCAGGGCAGGGCACTCTTTATCTGCAGCCGCCGGTCGGCCTCGCTCAGCCAGGGCAGACCACCAGGGTGGCTGTGAACCAGCGCCACAATCTCCCCCTGCATCTCTGCCTGCAGCCAGTCTTCCGGCGCAATACGAAAATACGCCTCCGGCTCTGCGGAGATATTCACGCAGGGCTGGTACCGTTCGCCCTCCGGGGTGCCTATCACGAAGCCGCACGACTCCGCAGGCGCACACCGCCGGGCATGCACCAGAATCGCTGATTCAGTCTGTGTCATAAAACAGGATTTACTGCGAAAGTTTATTGATGGAAAGGAAACCGCCAAAATTAGCCACCATGCCGCGCATCTCACACCCGCGCATGCACTTGCTGCATCTGTCCTTACGGATATCCGTGGTGGGGTTGTCGAACTCATCCGCCACCGCAGGACCGTTATACCCGCATTCATCTCCCCGGTAATCCCACATACAGGTGTTCGCCAGCATGATGCGACCGGGAAACAGCGCTCCGTCCGTCTCCGTCGGTGTGGCCAGCACAAACGAGGCCGTCATGGCCGTCAGCTCTGACATCTGCTCCACCACCCACCGGTCAGTCAGCTCCTGCTCCGGGTCGCCTCCGGATTGCCTGCCACAAAGTTCACCGCATCCAGAAAACGCGCATACACCCGGCGGCGGACCACCGTGGCACCCACCAGGCTCTGCAAATCCTCCGCCATCCCGGTGACAAGACCGAACAGATTGGACACCGTCAGCGACGGGCGGGCACTGCTGCCCTTTCCGTTCATCTCAAAGCCGCTGCCCTCAATCGGGTACGCCTGATATTCACGCCCCTGCCAGGTCACCGGCTCCCCTTTTTCATTCAGCTCATTGCAGAAAAAATACCGCTCACCGCCCTGCGCCGTCAGGTCGATTTCCCAGAGTACCACCCGCGGTGACTGCTCTGATTTAACCGACTCGTTCAGACTTTCTTCGTGAATATCCTGCATCAGTTCACCACCTGCTTAAACTCCGCGCTGAACTCAACGCGCAACATCCCGACCCGCGCAGACCACCCGGCACAGGTCACCTTTATCTGCCGGTATGCATAGGGTGGCTTCCACAAAAATGCCTTCCAGCCTCCGTGCTCTGCCAGGAACGCTTCCAGATGCCGGGCCTCCTCCCGGGTCACGGAAAGCGTCACACGGTATGTTTTCAGGTCAGCATTCAGCCCTGCCGCCATACGCTGTGAGTACCCGTCACCAAAACGCACTTCACGCACCGACGGCTGCGAGTTCACCTCCATATCCGGCTTCACTTTCCAGCGAAATGTTTTCATCGCCCGCTCCCCGATAACATACCGCCATCACGCAACTGCAGCCGGAGCTCATCCTGCGCCCCCTTGCGGGCCATGTCATACACCGCCTTCATCAGCTGCGGCCCCGCCTGTCCGTTGGTGCCGTCGTTCTGAATCACCACGTGATTGTTCTGATTAAAAATTAATACCTTCCGCCCGCCGCATCTGCGCCGGACTTCCGGCACCACCCACATAACCCACCTTCCGCATAGCCGCGCATCAGACGGTAAAGATTCCCCACACCTATCCGGCTGGTTGCCTCTTTCGTGAAAACAAACTCCCCGCGGTGAACTATCCCCGCAGGCTCATATTTGCCGCCCGTCCCCGTAAATCCTCCGGTCGCGAAATGGAAGTTCGCCGCCGCAGCCTGAATGGCCGTCCCCGAGGAAGCAGATGCACCACCACCGAAAGCACCGCCAATGGCGCTGCCGATACGCCCGACAATGCCCACCATGGCCTGTTTAAGCAGGATTTCTGTCATCATGGACAGCACCGAACGGGTGAATCCCCGCCAGTCTGCCTCTGCACCGGTCAGCATCGCCGCCATATTCTGTGCAATACCGTCAAAGGTCTGCGTGGCAGCACTTTTAACCTGCGAAAAACTGTCCGTCGCACTTTCCGCCCACCTCGCCCCAGCCGGACTTCAGCCCGGCCATCCAGCTTCCACGAAGCTGCTCCTCCGCAGACCAGGTGTTCTTCAGTGCCGATGTGGCCTTCGCCAGCGCAGCCGGATTATCACCGTACACGTCCCGAAGACGCTGCGCTTCAGACTCCCGCTGCGCCTGACGGTCTGTGAGACCGCGGGCTTTTGCGCTGATGGCGGCCTGCTTCGCGCTCTGCCGCTCTTCAAACCGCACCGCCTGCTGTGCCAGCTCATTCAGGCGTTCCTGGTATTCAACCTTGTCGCCCAGCTCAGCCAGCTGGCGTTTGTACTCCAGCGTCTCGTCTTTATGCGCCAGCAGGGATTTTTCCTGCTCAGATAACTGTCGTTTCGTGGCAGCCTCTTTCAGGACCGCATACTGACTTTCCGCCTTCCATAAATCACGGCGCTGCCGGCTGATTTTCTCATTCGCACCGCTGTGTTTTTTCCAGCGTCCTGAGCTCAGCTTCAAGGGCAAGCAGAGCCTCTCTTGCCTGCTCCTCTTCCCTCTCCCCGGCAGAGCGCGTTTTCGGTGATGTATGCTTTTTACCTGTCAGCTCTTCAGCCAGACGGCTGACGGCTTCCTGCTGCCCCGGACCTTTGCTGACGCCTGTTGCACGCGAGCGGTTGATGTACCCCATTTCCCCCTGGCGTATACGCGCATCCCGTTCCGCAATGGATTTTCTCAGCGCCAGTTCATCGCGTTTTGTTTTCTCAATAAATACGCGGTTCTCTTCTGCCAGTTCACCAAACAACGCACCAACGCCGGGCACATTCTTTGTCGTTTCCCAGGCTGACTGAATAAATTCAGCCAGCGCCAGATCCCCCTGCACAAGCAGCAGCTTCACCTGTTCAACGGTTCCGGCCACCACGTCAGTGATCAGACTGAGTGCCCCCAGTGTATGATCACCTATCCATGCCCATGCGTCAGAAGTCCAGGTTTTAACATCGTCCCAGATTTTTTCCACCGGCGTGGCCGCTTTATCAAGTTGCTCCAGACGTGCATTCATGACATCCGCAAACAGGGACATCGCCTCCGTCACCGCAACCTGTTTACCTTTCGTGCGCTCAAGCTCATCAATATGGCGTAACTGGGAAACGCTCAGGAAGTTATACTGCTGATTCAGGGAGGCCAGCGCCCTCACCGGATCTGCTGCAATCCCTTCAAAGGCTTTTTCCACCTTCCCGGCATCGTCCCCCACCGTCTGCAGCCATCTCTGAGAGGTTTCCCCCATGATCCGTAGCTGCCCGGCGGTATATTTCCCGCTTTCTGCCAGACGGGCCAGATTTTTCTGCCGCCTGTCTGATACCACCACCGGCTTCATCGCTGATCACCCCGGCCATTTTCCACAATTCTGCCGTTGTGGTGGCAGCCGCCCCTCCGGTCAGGATCAGTGAACGCAATAAGGCCCGGTCAGCCTGCTCTGCCTGCCAGGCGGCGGCAGCAAGCGCGGCCAGTACGGCAACCCCGCCACCTGCCGCCACACGGGCCACCGACATAAATCGTCCCAGCTCACCGGCATTCCGGGCATTTTCAGCCAGTGCATTTGCCGTATCTGACAGCGACTCCTCTGATGATTCAGAGGCATCCCTGATCCCGAGAAGTTCCTCCTTCAGCAGGGTAAGCAGGCTGAGCGGTCCACCGAATGAATCGCTGATCTGCCCCCCTGCTGCAGCATGATAAGGAAGGATCTGACCACCGGCAAGCTGAGTGACAATAACCGTGAACTGTGCGGGCAGTGTGCGCATGGCAGCCTTATACTGTCCGACTGATATCCCGGCTTTTTGTGCAGCCAGCGCCTGTCGGCTCAGACTCTGCTCAGCAGCATCAGCCTGTTTTCTGAAAGACTGACTGACTTTCCCGGACATCAAATCAGCAAGCGCACTGGTTTCACCCAGCTCTTTTTTTACCCGCGCTGCCTCTTCAGAAAAACGGGCAGAATCCAGTGTCAGCACGGCTGTCAGATCGGCAAAATTACCTGCCATCGTGGTCACCTCCTGAAATGTCCTCTGATACCATCAATAACTGTCACAACCTCCTTCCCTCCTCCCCGAAACGGACTCCACCGGCGAGGCCCGCCGCCTTCTGCATCAGTACATCATTTTCGTCCGGCGTCTCCGCCTGTCCTTCCTCTGCCTCCGGAGCGAACAGGCTGAAATCCGCCGGATGCATATCCGGATCGCAAAAAAACAGGCTGAGTACGGCGTACATCAGCCCGGAAAAATGCATATCCAGCTGGGTATCCTGAAAATAATGCGTGCAGTAAAAACGTCGCCAGTCGGCATATTCGGTGGATGTCATCCCGGCAAGCATGGCGCGCCAGTCGGCTCTCCCCATCTCACGCGCCAGTTTCAGGACAAAGTTCAGCTCGCCTTCGAATGCTTTTTTGATGTTACCGGCTCAGTCGCTTCTGTTTTCCCGGTTGGTTCAGGATCGGCATCGTGCCGGTTATCCAGCATACCTGAAAGATAAAGCACCCGGTTCGTTGCCTGATTCAGTGCATCAGCAGGCCATCCCAGCATCACTTCACGGCGGATCTGCTGCATCTCTGTCTCCGGAGAGGCCAGAGTGCCTTTGAGGGAATGGGAATGCCATAGCGACATCGCCACAAGCAGGGATGCCGTTTCCAGATATCGCTGGTTAATGCGCACGACATCATGCTTCGTTGTCTTCTGTTGTTCTGCGTCTGAAACAAACTTCATATAATCAAACCGCTGCAGCGCAGACAATTCGGAAAGCGTGACGGACACACCGTTATATTCAAATTGTTCTGTTTTCAGAAACATGTATTACCTCCGTTTACCCTGCAGCGCCCGCTTCAGTAACGGTGACTTCAGCCACTGCGGCGAACTGACCATTTCCGCTCACCACAGGGATCTGCACCTTACCTGTCGCCACGCCGTTTACCGTAATTGTCATATCTTTCACACTAATGGTGGCTTTCGACGGATCGGCGGAAACCGCTCTGAACGTCTTGTCGGTTGCACTTTCCGGCTCAAAAGAAACCGTCAGGGTGGTTGTTTTCCCTTTTGCCACCGTACCGGATGTCGGTGTCACCTTAATTGCAGTGGCCGGCGTAATTTCGCTGCGTTCTTCCGCTACAGAAGGTTTGCCCACGTTGGTCACTTTCACCGTGCGGGTGATCACTTCTTTCGCCGTCACGGCCTTACCGATACTGCTGACCCAGCCACGAAACACATCCACCGTGCCGTTCGGAAAACGGATTTTATAGGCCCGCACATCCCCGCTTTCAAACCAGCCTATAAGCCCTTTCTGACCTTCTTCTCCCGGTTTCCAGGCCAGCGTAAAACTGGTATCTCCTGCAGACTTCTGCCCCTGCCCGGTCGCGGTCCAGTCCGCGTCTTCATCATCCAGGTAGTTATCATCGTAGGGTTCTGCCGTCATCTCGCCCGGCGTCAGATCCTTCACCTTAGCCAGTCGCAGCCAGTCATCGTCTGACAACGGGTTTGCATAGGCGTCACCCTGACCGTTATAAACCCACAGGGT